TTTGATAAGGAATTTATAGAAGTTGAAATAGGAGATACGATAGTACAGGAACGTGAATTAACCTTTACATGCCAATCGTCCGATTTGACTTCCCCTGCACAAATAGCAGAAGATGATACTTTAGCTATTGATAGTGTTACTTATGTTGTTATAAGAGAAGAAAAAGACGGAACTGGAGTTTCTATGGTAAAATTGAAAGCTAATACTTAATGGCTCATGCAAGAAAAACTATAAGAGATCAGATAAAAACTTCTTTAACTGGTTTGTCTACTACAGGTAGTAACGTAACTACAGGCAGGTCTTACCCCGTAGCTGTTGGTGATTTGCCTGCGTTGTTTATTTATAGTGGACCAGAAGAGATTTTACGTGAAACGCTAACTTACCCTCGTGATTTGGAAAGAACTTTTACAGTTATAATAGAGGCTGTTGATGATGATAAAACTTCTGCAACAGCAGAAGACACTATGGATACCATATTGAAAGAAGTTGAAGTTGCCCTAGGTGCGGATCCTACTCTTTCCTCTAAGGCAAGAGATTCGTATTTACAGTCAGTTGAAGTTGTGAGGCAGGGAGATCAGGAAAGAACTGTTATAATAATGAGAATGGAGTATGTTTGTATATATAGAACTAAAGAAACCGCTCCAGAAACACTAACTTAGAGGTAATATTATGGTAGTAAAAAATGGCCAACCAACCACAATGACAAACAAAGATGGCGACATAATTAAGGTTATGCAAGATTCTATAGCTTATATGATTGAAGTTGGTTGGACGATAAAAGATGAAGATGAAAAAGATTCAAAACCAAAAAACAAGAAAGACAAATAATTTAAATTAGGAGATTAGTATGGCAAATCATAAGGGAAGTGAAGGACTTATAAAGATAGGTGGAAACACAATGGGTGAAGTTACATCGTGGACTTTGACACAATCTAGCTCTACTATTGAAAATACTGAATTGTCAGATACAACAAGAACTTATCTATCGGGCCTTAGTGAGTATTCTGGCACTGTTGATTGTCATTGGGACGAAACTGACACAAATGGTCAGGTAGCGTGCACTATTGGTGCGTCTGTTAATCTTATTTTTTACCCAGAAGGAGCAACATCTGGAGATACGTATTATAGTGGAACTTCGCTTGTAACTGGAATTACAAGAAACGCATCAGTTGATGGTTTGGTTGCAATAAGTTTAACTTTTCAAGGAACTGGACCATTAGCTATTTCAACTGTTTGATTTAAACTAGGAGGGTTATAATGAAAGGCTCAGAATTTTTAGAAAAAGCCAAAGCCCAATATGACGATTTTGGCTTAAAATCAATCGATCTAGATGATATAGGAACTATTTACTATAAACCTATGACATTATCTGAACGTAAAGTAATCCAACAAATTGCAAAAGCTACGTCTGAACTGCCTGCAGCAACTGTTGTGGTAAAGGCATTGGATGAAAATGGAGAACGCATGTTTAGTAATGTACAAAAGGCCGATTTGATACGTGGCATAAATGCCGAATTGTTGGATGATGTAGCTTCTCAATTGATTGAGGTTAAAAGTGTTGAGGACCGTGTAAAGGACTAACTGAAGACTTGGAAGAATATAATTTGTACGCTCTTTCAAGTCAGTTACATAAAACAGTTTCTGAACTAATGTCGTTGTCTGTTGATGAGATTTGCGGTTATTTTGCATTCGAACAAATGAGAGAAAAGAACATAACACCAAAAATTAAAAAGGTGCATAAATAGTGGCTCTTGGTGATAAATCAATACGGTTTGACATAGAAGGTAGGAATAAGACTACCAAAGCTTTTAAACAAGTTAACTCCTCTATGTCGAAATTAACTGCAGGTGCAGCAAAGCTTGGAGTTGCACTGGCAGGAGCTTTTGCGGTTGGTAAAATAGGGGCTTTTGGCAAAGAAACGTTACGAGCTGCAGATGCGATAGGAAAGTTTGCTGATCGTGCAGGAATTTCTACAGATGAACTACAGAAGATGCGTTATGCGTTCGATCTGGCAGGCGTTGGTGTAGAGGCCGTTGACAAGGGGTTGCTTAATTTTGGTAAAAGGTTAGGTAAGGCCCACCAAGGAATTGGTGCTTTGAAGGGTGGTTTGAAGGGTGGAGAAGAAGCATTATTAGATATGTTAATGGCCACCACTAGCGAATCGGAAGCTTTAGATATTATGTTTAAAGCTATGGGGGCTGCTACAACACAAAGAAGAAAGTTGGCAATAGCTGATGCAGCTTTTGGTATGTCAGGATTAAGAATGACTGCAGCTTTTCGTGAAGGGTCTGATGAATTTTTCAGATTGAAGAACGAAGCTCAAGCTCTTGGTGTTGTTCTTGATGAAAGCATGATAAGAAAAGCCGAAGAACTTAATGATCAGATGAATAAGGTATCAAAGGTTATTAGTGCAAAACTGATGATGGCGTTTAGTGGTTTGTTTCCAATAATATTAAATGCCAGTAATGCTATTCTTGATCTTAGTATGAGGATGAGAGGCTTATCAAACGTAGCAGACCAAGATAAGGAAGCTTTGTCTGAAATGTTAATTGATGCTAAGGGGAAGGTTATAACCCTTGAAGCAGAATTTGAATCTTTAAATGATGCATTTGGGTTAGCTAAAGGTGTTGGGCAGTGGTGGCTCAGTCGTGATCTTAAAACTGCAAGAGCGAATGTTGAACACTTACAAAAAGCACTAGATAATGTGTCAGTTTCGATAGATATGGAAAAGGTGACGAAAGCTGCTCCTGAGCCGTCAGGCATTAAAACGTTAATGGACGTGCTTGATTTTCAAGACATACTTGACGATAAACTGGACAAATCTTTTACTAAGCAATTAGAGGCTGATAAAAAACTTGCTGAATCGGCTGTTGAAAAAGAAAAGAGTATAAAGCTTAAAATTGCAGAGTTGAAATTTGAAAAAGAATTGACAAAAGAGAGAGCTGAGGGAGATGAAGCTACAGCTAGGATGATGGAACTTAGAAAGCAAGTTGGGATTGAATTGTTTGATGGACGAACAGCAGAACATGAACAACTGAAACAAATAATGGTTGAGCATGAAAAATATAATAAAATACTTGAAATACAGAACAGAATTGTTGGTTCGGCTGAGGCCATTTTTGACAGGTGGGGTGACGGAATGTTAACAGCCTTACAAAGGGGGGAAGATGCGTTTGAGTCTTTCAAAAACACGGCTCTTGCAGCATTGTTTGATATTGGCAGAGAAATGATGAAATTGATGGTTTTTGAACCGATTAAACAAGCTGCAGCAGGACCATTAAGACAACTTGCAGGTTCTATAGGGTCTGCTATTGGTGGGAGCTTTTTTGGTGGTGGTGGTGGAGGCAACAATATGAGTGCTCCGATGGAGTTTGCTAATGGTGGCCCAGTTTCTGGCGGATCTCCAGTTATAGTAGGCGAACGTGGCCCAGAGTTATTTACTCCTTCAACTGGTGGTGGTTACATAACACCCAACGATCAACTTGGTGGTGGAACAAGCGTAACTCTTAATATTACTACTGGTGTTCAAGCCACTGTAAGGGCAGAAGTCATGGGGATGATGCCTGTTATAACTCAAACTGTAAAGTCTGCAGTTGCGGAAGCTCGGCAACGTGGAGGCTCGTTTAGTTCAGCTATGGGAATTTAAAAATGGCAATTTCTTATCCTTTGAGTTTACCAAACGTTACAAGCTTTCAATCCGCAAGGATGACAGCAAGAAGCGTTGTTGGTGTTACAAAGTCTCCGTTTACAGGAGCGCAACAAGTCCAAAAGCATCAGGGTCAATGGTGGGAATTCGATTGTAAATTACACCCTATGATTAGGGCTGAGGCAGAAAAGTGGATATCGTTTATTATTTCGTTGAATGGAATGCAGGGAACTTTCTTACTTGGCGATCCTCTTGGTGCGACTGCTAGGGGAGTGGCAAGCGGAACACCACTAGTAAAGGGGGGTTCACAAACTGGTAATTCTCTTATAACTGACGGTTGGACTACCTCTCAAACAGGGATACTAAAAGCAGGTGATTATTTTCAGTTGGGGACGGGTGCAAGCTCTAAACTGTACAAAGTCCTGGCTGATGCTAATTCTGATGGGAGTGGAGATGCGACGTTTGATATTTGGCCTTCGATTAATACTGCTGTGGCAGATGATTTGGCATTAACAGTTTCTTCGGCTAAGGGACTTTTTAGGTTAGCTTCCAACGAAATGGGTTTTGATTTGAAATTGGCACAACAATACGGAATTTCTTTTTCTGCAATAGAGGTGATTTAAAAATGGCCAGAACTTTACATACTGATTTTAATACAGCAGTGCAGGCAAGTGAAATTCATCCTGTGATGTTAGCTAAAATAAACACGTCTGGCGGAGATGTTCTTGTCTGGTCAGGTAATGGCAATCTTGTTTATGACGGAGATACTTATATAGGAACTGGTACTCTTGGTGGAGTTTCTATGGTAGAAGAAAAAACCGATTTAACTGCAACAGGAGTAACTTTTTCGCTATCTGGCGTACCGTCAGCTTTGATTTCTACAGCGTTGGGACAGGTGCAACACGGTAGGTCTTGTCAAATGTTTTTGGCTTTGTTAAATACTTCAACATCAGCTATTATAGATACTCCATATGAATTGTTTACAGGATTTACTGATGTGACAACCTTGACAGAGCAAGCGGATACTGCTACAATAAATATACAGGCCGAAAATAGGCTTGTTGATTTGGAAAGACCTAGAATAAGAAGATACACAGATGAAGACCAAAAATCGGGATCTGGTGATTCTGCAGATGTTGGTTTTGAATTTGTACAGGGTTTACAAGATAAAGTTATAATGTTTGGTAGTCCATCATGATCAATAGGAACTTCATGTGGAACGAATTGATGGGTGGGAAATAAGATTAGACGATTTTATAAAGTCTAGGCAATTTACCAAGTTTGAGTGGGGAGTACATGATTGTGCTTTATTTTCTTGTGATGCCATAAGAGAGATGACTTCTGTTGATGTAGCTGAATATTTTAGAGATAGTTATTATACAAAAGATGAAGCTTATTCTTTGTTGTTAGCGTTTAGTGGGGGCGGTCTTGAAGAAACGGTTGAAATCTTATCTGAAGAATTTAGTATGGAGGAAATTGAAAGAAACTACGCTGGAAGAGGTGATTGGGTTTTGTGTAACGTTCCTACTGTTATAAACGAAGAATTGCCAACATTAGGAATAGTTGGTTTGTCCGAAATGATTTATATAGCAGGAACTAGGCAGTTGCAAATTTTTGATAAATCTTGTGGAGTAAGGTTTTGGCGAGTATAATTAGAAAAAATTGGGAGATAGTTACAGGTTGTGAGAGGTTGACCGAAGGTTGTGATAGTTGTCCGTCATATTGGTACTATAAGGACAACGACCTTGATTACAGTGTAGTTCCACACATTAATTTACTTAATATCCCTGTAGATGACCAATTCAGCAAAATCTATACTGTTGCTGTTGGTAGTGATCTTTTTCATGAGTCAGTCAGTTTGGATAATTTAAAACTTATTTTTGATGTTATGAACAGATCAAGACATCACTATTTTGAGATAGTCACCAAAAGAATTGAGAGAGCAAGTTGTGTAGCAAAAGAGTTAAATTGGACTGACAATATTTGGCTAGGAGTTGCTATAGAGTCTGGTAAATACAGATGGCGTATTGATTATTTGAGAAAGACTCCTGCAAAATTCAAATTTTTGTCTGCGTGTCCTATGCTAGGTCCGTTCACACAAATTGATCTTAGTGGAATTAATCAAGTTGGAGTAGTTGAAGAAACTTGGCTTCACAAAAGAGAAATAAAAAACGAATGGGTTGAAGACTTAAAAGAACAATGCGAAGAACAGGGAGTAGATTTTGCTATGAATGATAGCTATATATGGGAGAAGGAATAATGCCTGGAGCCGTTGCAGCAGCAGTCGGAGCAGCAGTAGCAGCTATTCCTGCTGTAGTAGCTATGGGACCCATATGGGCAGCAGTAATTGGTGGTATTGCCAGTTTTGCTACTTCGTTTATTATTTCTACTGCGTTTGGATTAAACAAAGGACCGAAACAAGGGGATCGTGGTGGGGGCGGTTCGATACAGGCTAACAGAGATAGAACTATATCGGTTAGGCAGGCGATTGCTCCTCATAGGGTGATTTATGGGCAAACGAGGGTTGGTGGTGTTGTTACTTTTCTCCACACTACTGATGACAATGAAGAGTTGCATCAGTTAATAACTATAGCAGGACATGAAGTAAATTCTATAGGACAGGTTTATTTTGATGATCTTGCACCTACACTTTCTGGAGTTGCGGTTAACAGTACAAAATACAGTGGGCATGTTGACGTTTATAAAGGGCTTGGAACAACAGATGGAGATTCTGCATTGAACACAGCTCTTATTTCAAATTCGGAATCTAAATGGACTTCTTCCCATAAACAATCGGGCAGGGCTAAAATCTATACAAGATTTAAGTTTGACCAAGACACTTTTTCTGGAAGCTTACCTAATATTACTGCACTGGTACAAGGCCGTAAGGTTTATGACCCAAGGGACGAATCGACAGCTTATTCGGCTAATCCTGCGTTGTGTATACGTGATTATTTAACAAATACTTCGTTCGGTCTTGGTGAACCAACAGCTAGGATAAATGATACGTCATTTATTACTGCAGCTAATGAATGCGATGAAGATGTTTCTATAAAGGCAGGCGGAACAGAAGACAGATATACGTGTAACGGAGTTTTTGAAACAAGCGAAACACCAAAAGACATTTTAAAGAAGTTGTTATCTTCTTGTGGAGGAAAGCTTGTGTATCAAGGAGGGAAATGGTCGCTTTATGCAGGTGCGTATGTAGCACCTACAATTTCCTTTGATGAAGATGATCTTGATGCAGGGATGCAAGTTACTACCCAAGTTGGTAGAAGAAACATTTTTAATACTGTGCGTTCAGTTTATGTTGATCCGTTGAGTTTATATCAACCAACAGACGCTCCTGTAGTTACTAATTCTACTTATGTAACACAGGACCAGAGTGAAATTATAGCTAGAGATTATGATTTTGCTTTTACAACTTCTGCAGCTACGGCACAGAGGTTAGCCAAGATAGAATTAGAAAAAGTAAGACAACAAATAACTGTTGTTGCACCTGTTAGTTTGGCTAATGGTTTTCGTATACAGGCAGGAGATACTATAAACATGTCCAATACACGTATGGGGTGGAGTCCAAAAATTTTTAATGTAGAAGAATGGAAATTAATACAGCGTGGTACTGCAGATGCACCAACTTTAGGGGTTGATTTGGTTCTTCGTGAAACTGCATCTACTTTGTATGATTGGACGGCTTCATCTGAAGAAACTACGGTGGATGCTGCTCCTAACACTACCTTTCCAGATCCTTTTACTGCTGCAGCTCCTACCAACCTTGCTGTTACTGAAGCTTTATATGTAACTACAAACGGTTCTGGCGTTAAAAACAGAGCTATTACAACGTGGACTGCCTCTGCCGATTCATTCGCACAGGATTACCAAGTACAACACAAGCTTTCGGCAGATTCTGTTTGGACAGAATCAGGAACAGCACGTGGTGGTGCGGTT